GATTACATTCAAGATTTCTTCAAAACGCCTGAACAACGCAACGCAGAACTGAAGGCGCAAGGAAAATTAACGCCAGACACAATGAATCTTTCATTGGGTCAAAAAGCAGAACAATTGGCGCATGATTATTTGGGCTATCACATAGCAGATAAAGATGACCCAAAAACAAAAGCCTTTAAAGCAGAAATGGCTAAAGGCGGGGTTGACAGAACCAAGGCATACGAATTTTTAAGGCAAATTGAAATTCAAAAAGGTTTGCCTCCTGGTATTCTTGACATGATTTGGATGGCGGAATCTGGTCGTGGTAAAAATATGCTATCGCCCAAGGGTGCAATAGGGCATTTTGGATTTATGCCGAAAACTGCACAAGAATATGGATTATCAAATCCTAATGATTTTGCAAGTTCAGCAGATGCGGCGGCAAGAAAAATCAAGCAATTGATTCAGTATTATCATGGCAATGTACCTGATGCGTTAGCCGCCTACAATTGGGGCGAAGGTAACTTGAATAAATTCCTTGGCGGCAAACCAGGTCTTAAATTGCCCGAAGAAACTGCGGGATATTTGGGCAAATTTGGCTATCAAGTCAATGTCAATAACGCATCTGGCGGCGATTTGGTTATTACAACCAATGCAATGAAGTGAGGATTACATGAGTTCTTTTGGTCAAACCGCATTTCAAGCCGCATACGAAATATCGCCCATTATTTTGCAAAATGGAATTGCGCAATTTATTCCTGGCGGATTGTTGCCGATTACTGTTTTGACTGAAATGTTTGATATTCCAGGAATTGAAGAAGGTCAATTTTTTGCGCATTACAAGCCTTTGCCTGGAAGCACATTAGCAGATTGGTCAATAGCTGAATATCCATTTTTTAGTTTGCAGATGGCGGCTAATGCGGTTGTTCAAATGCCTTTAAAAGTTAGTATGCTGATGGTTTGCCCTGCGCAAAATGATGGCGGCTATTTAATCAAGCAAGCTATTTTGACCGCTTTACAAACAGAAATTCAAACGCACATATCCCAAGGCGGTACATTTACGGTTATCACCCCTGCTTACACCTACACCAATTGCCTTTTAACAGGTATCAGAGACGTTAGTAGCGCAGGTGATAAGCAAGTACAACTGATGTATCAATGGGACTTTGTACAACCTTTAATTACTGTTACTGGGGCATTGCAGGTTTTGGGTTCGCTATTGCAGAACATTGGTGCAGGTAATCCAGTACCTACTAATATAACTTCTACTGCATCAAGTTGGTAATATGACTACATTCGTTGCATTTAACCCATCGCCAAATCAGCCGTTTCAATTTAATCCCACTCTGGACGGTCAAACTTACATTGCAACTTGCACTTGGAATGTTTATGGGCAAAGATATTACGTCAATATTTATAACAATTTCAGGACTTTAATCGTTAGCAGACCAATTATTTCATCTCCTGATGATTATGATATTAATCTGGTGTTTGGTTATTTCAAGACTTCAACTCTGGTTTACAGGGCAAGTAGTGGAAACTTTGAGATTAATCCATAAATGCGTTTTTACAACATTGTCATAAGCCCAGGATTGCAAAGTCAAACGGCTTTTCTACCTATAACCTATTCTTCAATGGTTATACCTGGTATTGTGCCAACTGGATTAGACAATACATCAGCACTCAGGGTAGATTTAGATATTTTTCAAACTTGGTATCATCAGCCGTCACAAATTGGAACGGTCAGGATTTATGGCGTTTCATTTCAGGATTTAAACCAATCGGCTAATTTTAACGGTGCAAAAATTCAAATTTCTGTTGGAATGTCTGCGGGTTTGCCTTTTGCAGATCAATTTCAAGCAGGATTAATTATTGATGGAACAATAATTCAAGCGTTTGGAAATTGGCAAGGAACTCAAGTTGTTCTTAATTTGCAAGTCGCCCCCGCAACCTATAACCCAAGTGCTAATGCCAACATCATTTTGGATTGGAAAATGGGTCAACCATTACAGTCAGCCGTTGAAAGTTCTTTATCAATATCTTATCCAGGCGTTCCAGTTTATGGTTCATTCAGCCCAAATCTTGTATATACAGAAAATGTAACTGGTTACTATCCTAATCTGGAATCATTTTGCAAATGGGTTAACGACACTAGCAAAAATATTATCAAATTACCCAATTATTTTGGCGCAAGTGTATCTAATTCTGCTACTGGTTTTGTTTTGACAGATGGCACAACACCTGCAACTGAATCAGCGGCTATCAATTATTGGGATTTAATTGGTAATATTACTTGGATTGATGTTGCTACCGTTCAAGCAAAATTGGTTATGAGGGCGGATTTGAATATTGGAGATAGCATTATCTTTCCTGCGGGAAGCCCAATTACAAATACAGTTGCAAGTTTTTCTCAATATAGAAATCTTGTTTCATTTGATGGCATTTTTACAATAACGCAGATACGTCATGTTGGAAATAGCCGTCAAGCAGATGCAAATAGTTGGGTAACTATTATTGATTGCGTTATTCCTGGTGTAGATTTAACATTGGATAACTTATGAGCCAGGCACAAAAAACACCATTTGCGAGGACGATGAATGATTTTTCTCAACAAAAGATTGAGAATAATATCAATTCGCTTGGGAAAGTATTACCTTGTTCGGTCGTTTCTGTTGAAGGGGCAATTGTTACGGTCAATTTTGAGGTTTACAGTACATTAAATACCCCATTACCCCCAGTAACTTGCGCAACTATTGGAAGCCAATATATTCGTACTCCCATACAAGTAGGTGATTTGGGAATTTGTATTTCGGCAGATGTTCGACTTGGTGGAATTAATGGATTGGGAGCAGGTTTAGCCCCCTTAGATTCACCTGCAAGCAATTTGGGTGCTTTGGTATTTGTTCCAATTGGAAGTTCTTTGTGGGAAGAAGTAAACCCCTTGGCGGTGGTTATTCAAGCACCAGATGGTGCAAGTCTTGCAGATACCGCAGGTGATAATTCTATTGTGGTTACAAATACTGGAATTCAAGTATCTAGTTCAACAAGCCTTACTTTATCGGTCGGTTCTAATACAATCTCAATAACATCATCTGGAATAAGTATTACTGGTACTTTGACCATAAACGGCAAACCATTCTTGGCGCACCAACATACTGGAGTTACCACAGGAAGCGGTGTTTCAGGGGGAGTATCACCATGAGAAGCTACGGACAAGATCAAAACGGAAATTGGGTAGAAATTACCGAAACTTCTTATATTTGGTTGGCAACATTAATTCAAATTTTGCGCTTAACCCAAGGGGAAAGCCCAGTTTATGGGAATTACGGCATACCAGGGCAAAATTCTGTTATGACTCAAATTGCGCCTGATGTTGCCTTAAATAGAACACAATCCCAGTTCGCACCTTATTTTGCAAGTTTAACAATTCTTAGACAACAAAACGCAACGCAACCAACTTACAATATTAAGGCGGTTTTCCAAAATGGGACGACAATCCAAACTACGGTAGTGAGTTAAAAAATGGCACAACTAACAACGGCAGGTGCAGTACCAACTAGCCCAACGGATTTATTAAACGCAGAAATAGCGGCGGCAACCGCATTATCCCCAGGATTAACCGCAAATTTGCCTGGTTCACTTGTCGAAGATATGGCATCAACCGCAGTCGGTGCGGTAGTTATTCAAGACCAAGCATTTGTTGACTTGGTTAATTCGATTTCCCCCTATACTGCTAACCCATTTATTCTTTACGAATTGGGTGCGGTTTACGGCGTTACGCAAGGCGTAGGCAGTAATACATCGGTTTATGTAACTTTTATTGGTACGCCTGGGTTTGTAATTAGTGCAGGATTCATCGTTTCTGATGGAACTTATCAATATACAGTTCAGGATGGTGGAATTGTTTCTGCAAGCGGTCAAAGTTCCTCCCTTTATTGTTTGGCTAATAATGCAGGTTCTTGGGCAGTTCCAATTGGTACAGTCACAACTATCGTTACTTCCATACCATCAGGAGTTACCCTAACTTGCACAAATGAATCGGCGGGTGTTCCAGGTGCGACTGCTCAAACAATTCAAAGTTATCAAGCACAAGTAATTCAGGCAGGTCAAGCAATTGCCACAGGTATGCCAACATTCCTGAAAACACAACTTCAAAAAGTATCAGGAGTTCAGCCAAATTTAATTTCTGTACGTCAACCAACATCTGGTACGGCTTGGGAAGTTATTGTTGGCGGTGGAGACCCTTACGAAGTGGCAAATGCCATTTATGCAGGACTGTTTGATATTTCTAATTTGGTTGGTTCTACTTTTCAAGTAACCAATATCACAAACGCATATCCAGCCGTTGTGACGATTAATCTGAATCATGGCTACACAACTGGTCAAGTTGTTCAAATTACTGGCGAAACTGGAATGTCAAACGTCAATGGCAATAATTTTGTTGCTATTGTTGTTGACGAAAAAACTTTTAGCCTTAATGTAAAAATTTCAACCATAACTTGGTCAGGTGGTACGGTCACAGTTACAACGGCTTCTCCTCATGGTTTGCCAACTGGAACAACTTCGGGAACGATTTACGGATGTACCCCAAGTGCTTACAACGGCTCTTACACATTCACAAGAACAGGCGCAAGTACCTTTACTTATCCTTTGGCTTCAAACCCTGGGACGGCAACTGTTTTAGGCTATACGCCCTTTGATTCGGCTTCTCAAGGGGCTTGGACAAGCGGGGGTGTGGTAACTCCTAACTTTAGGAATGTAACGGTATCAATCAATAATTACCCCGATACTTACAACATTACTTTTGTAAACCCTCCTCCTCAAACGGTGACGGTTACATTGCTTTGGAATACCATTGCGGTTAACTATGTATCAACAACTGCAATTGCTTCTACTGGCATACCTGCAATTGTTGCTTACATTAATTCAATTCCAGTAGGTCAGCCAATTAGTATTTTTGATTTACAAACTGCATTTACCACTTCGGTAGCTACGTTATTAAATGTCAGCTTAATTTCGGAAATGCAATTCACAATAACAATTAATGGAATAACAACTTCTCCATCAAGTGGTCAGGGCGTAATTTACGGCGACCCTGAAAGTTATTTTGAAACTACTAATGGTTTGGTAACTATTACACAAGTATGATTTCCCAAATACTACCCGCTTATCTTTACCAACAATACCAGGGTGGTACTGCGCCCCCTGCTTTTACAAATGGTCAATCAGCGATTGCGGGATTTGGTATTGCAGGAGAGGCTATTGCAGGTGCAAGCTCATTAACTCAGCCAGTTCCTTATGTTGAATCATTCTTTGATGCTTATAACGCAACTGCACAAGGTTACTTAGATCAAGTCAATTCACTTAATTTGCCAATTTATACAAAATTAAGTTATCCATTATTAGATTGGGTTGGTAACTCTTTATACGGTCAGCCCCGCCCTACTTTGACGTTGAACAATATTCAATTGGTCGGCGGTATTTACAACGCTGATTTGTACGATATCCAGGTTTATGACGGCGTAAAGATTCAAATTAATGGTATTGCAATTACTGCTATTAGTTGGACAAATGGAATTGTTACGGTCACAACTTCTGCATCTATCGGAGTTCCAACAGGCGTACAGTTTATTGGATACATTTACGGATGTACTCCAAATGCGTATAACGGTTTGTATCAATGTACTCAAACTGGTACTTATACCTTTACCTATAATTTATTAAATAATCCAGGTAGTGAAACA